CAAGCCCGATCAACGGGACGTTGTCGAGGACGAGGGCCGCGACCGGCAGGACATCGCCGCCGACGTAGATGCGACCGGCCGTCAAGATGACCTGCGCGACCGCCGGCTCTTCCGCTTCTTCCGGCGTGACGACCGCTGCAGCCCCGTCAACTCGATTGCCGTCTTTGGCAATCAGCCGGCCGAGGCGATTATGCCGCCCGCGAATGACCGTCTGCATTTCGGTCAGTTCGGCCGATTGAATGAACTTGTCCGAGAAAACAAGCCCCTGCCATTCCGGGTGTCCCTCGGCCCGGTCATAGGCGTTGGGAATGCCGCTCTTATGCTCGTAAGCCATTTAGAACCTCAGAAGGAGTTTCAGCCGCTCGCGCACTGTCGCGCGAAGCGGGATGTTGATTGTCTGCGCTGCGATGTGAACGCCGCCAGTCAGTTCGTCCGGGGCAAGCCAAAGACGCCCGGGCTTGACGCCAGGCGCCAACTGCCCGCCGAAGACAATGTCAACCGACTTTGCTTCGCTCCCGCCGCCGTTGCCGGCGTCGGTCATCGCCTCGATGAAGATCGATCGCCCGGTCGGCGACGCGACATATTTCGAACCGCCGAAAACGTATTGACCGTTAAAGTCGGGGTCGACCTGCCTGACGACGCGCGTCCGTCGATAGCCGATCACCTGTCCCGAGCCATTTCGCAAAGCGATGTAACCCGGCCGATTTTGGAACCAACTGGCAAGGGCGATCTGCCGCTGCGCCTTGGCATCCGAAGCCCAGGGGAACGTTGCATCCGTCCAAGGGAAAGACATGCTCGCCCAAGTCGTCGCCGCCGCGTTGCTGACTTGCGTCAGAAGCGGGCGGTTAAGCTGCTCAGGAATGATCGAGAACGGGCCGACAACGCGAAGATACGATTGACTTGTCCCGTCGTCGAAGTTCGCGACGATGTTGTTCTGACCCGTTGGAAGGATCAGCGACAGAACGTCCGCGGCTCGATGCCCCGTCAGTTCGTCGCCGCCGATTGGCGAAGTGATCTTCGCCCCGGCTTCGATCTGAAAGCCGAACAAGTCGACGACCATCGAAGCGCCCGGGTTCGTCAACGTAATGTCGAGCCATTGCCCGACAATTTCGCCAGCCGTGAAGGGCTGCCCCTCGATGCGAACCCACTGCCCGGCGACCATTTGATCGAAGAAGTCTTGCAGGCTGGCATCGCCGCCCCCTGCCGTCAGCCCTGTCGAACTGACCAGGCGAGCGAAGAAGGAAACCGAATAGGTCGCCCCTGTTTCGAGCCCTTCGGCTGCAACAAGGAAAACCCGGCCGGCACTACCTTCGAACAAGACCCGGATCGCTTCGTCGCCGCCGAAAGGATCGTCGACCCCGACAAGCGTGACCGTTGCAGCGTCAGCGTCTTCGAGCCGGTTGATCTGCGGCTTGAATTCGCAAAGCCGATCGGCCGCCTCTTCGATCATCGCGCCGGCATTAGTCGCCGCAATTTCGTCGACATCGAATTCGAACCAATTGCCGGTTAGGTCGTAATGCCATTTCTTCGACGAACGCGAAAAGTCGATCGCATCGTCGATGTCGATCTGATCTTCGTCAATGACGGCGGTCAGTGTCTTAAAGTCGACTGAATAGGCGAACTCGGCGACCCTCGGCTGCCAGTTGTCGAGCGCCAAGCCCTCGGCTTCTTTCAGTTCATGCGAAAGTTCCGTGATCTTGCCAAACGACCAAAGCGGGCCGCGACCGTTCAGGCGGACGCCACTTTCCCGATCGAGGATCGAAGCGTCAAGGCGGGTATAATCGCCTTCAAGCGCCGGGACATCGTAACCGTTGACGCCCCGTCGGAAGTCCGACCGGAACGGGGCGGACAGCCCGACGATCTTCTCGATCCGCTCAAGGTTGGGAACGTCGGCCGGCGGGAGGCTGTCAAGGTAAACCTGAAAGCTGTTCCACCATGTCCGGCGCGCAGGCGCTTCGACGATCGATCCCGGGGCCGATACCCAACCGAGCCCGCGGACCACCGCGGCAAAGGTGTCGCGCTCGATCTGCCAAACGCGGCCTTCATCAAGCAGCGTGTACGCGTTCGTCACATACGGCGTCAGTTCAATCAGGCCGTATTCAAAAAGCAAGAACTGAAGCCAAGCCGGCAGCCGATGCCCCTTTACATCGCGGATCGCTGCAACGGCCGAGCCGACCCGGGGTTCGTATGCAATCGCCTGTTCGAACGCGCGCATAAAAGTCGGGCTTGAACGCGGCGGGTGAAGCGATTGAACGGCCATCTTAGGTGTTCTCCCCGGCGATCGTCAGCGTTACCGTCCCGAGGCTTGCGGCTTCATAGGGCGGCTTGATTATGTCGGCGACCGGCTGCGATACCGCGACCGAATAGACGCCCGGGACTTGAAGCCGGGCCTTGATCCAATCGCGTGTTAAGTCGCGGCCGAGCCCGCCTTCGGCCGCCCAGGCATCGCGCAACGCCTTTTCGGCGGTCGCTGCCAGGGTATTCGGCATGCCCGGAACGATCGTCAGCGAAGCCGCGATGTTGACGACTGCCGTGACGGCCGATCGGACAGCAACGGCCCCGTTGACCATCCGGTTTTCGGGAAGGTCGAAGGCGGCTTGAACGGTTGCGATCAGGGCTGCATCTGCAGCCCCGTCGGTATTCGTCGAAAGAATGGCGACGTAAACGGTCGGCGACCGCCCTTCGCGATAGGCGATCGCATTAGCGACCCGGATGTCGGCCGACATCGCAACGAAGCGATATCGGGCAATCGACCCGGTGTTGCGGGCGCCGACGGCGTCGAGAATTCGCATGCGGAAGCGTTCGTCGCTTTCCTGATACATGCGGACGACCGGCGGCGAGGCGTTCGCCCCAACGTGATCAAGGTCGCTTCCCGTCGCATATGCCAAAAGGTTCGCGCGAGCCGCGAAGTTGATGCGCGAGCGAAGCAGCATTTCGCGATAGGCGGCGACCTGCATGACCTTGACCGACGCGCTGCTTTCAAGCGCAAGGATCGGCTCGATCGCAGGGAAGCGACCGATCAGGTCGGTTTTCATCGAAGCAAGGATCGCCTCGAAAGAAATCTCTTCGACGACAGTCGGGTCGGGCAGACCCGCAAGAAATGGATCGGCCATTATTCAACCTCAACAGTTCCGCCGCTTCCGCCGAGGACGGTTATTCGGCGGGCGCCTTCCGGCGTGAAATCACCAAGCAGCGCCCGTGGGCGATACTCGCCTTCCATGTAAACCCGCAGCCGGCCGTCGCGCCCGACGCTTTCGGGGACGATCTTCGTCAGCCGATAGCGCGGTTCCCACTGCTCGATTGCGCTGGCCATTGCGGCGAAGAACGGGACAACGGTCGAAACGGTCAGGTTCTCCCCGAGGAAGCGGGGGACGGCGCTGCCGTACCATTCCCGCATGACGCGTTCGGCGAACGACGTAATAAAAAAATCTTGGATGGATTGGAGAACATGCGGCCAGCCGGAAATATCGGCCCCCGTCTCGACATCCATATCGATAGAAGGATCGACAGCCATGCCGCATGCTCCCTTGCTTAGTCGTCGAAGCCGGCGGCCTTATTCAAGGCGGCGGCGATCTCGGCCTTCGTTGCGCTCGTCTTGATTTCGACCGCCTTGTTCTGCGCCATCAAAATCAGTTCTTCGCGCGTGTGATCGTCGGGAACGATGCGCTCGGGCAAGTCCGCCGGGTTGGCATCAGGGACGAGCTCGCCGCCGCCGACTTCCGGTTCGATGACGCGGAGGTGACTGCCGACGATGGCGATGACGATCCGGGGCAGATTGCCCAGGGCGCCGAAGGAAATCCGGATTTCCCCGTTCTTTTCGTCGATCGCGCCGACATGGGCGCGGGCGTCCGCAGCGATGCGCGCCCGCAAGAGGTCTTGCAGCGTTTGCATGTTTATCCTTTCAGGTTTCGAGCCGTTGTTCAGGCGGGCGGGCCGGTCAGATCGCCGCCCTTCAAGACATCGGTATGCTCGTGATCGCTGCCGATGTTCTTGCCGTTGTGGCGGACATTGCCGCCGGTCGTTTCGATCCCGGCGCCGGAAATCTTGTGTTCGACCCCGTCGACCACGAAGACAGCGTCGCTTTCCGTGATCGTCAGCGAGAAGCTGCCGATCGCGAACTTGACCGCGTCCCCTTTCAGGTCGATCCGAACGCTGCCCAAAGTCACCGTATGTTCGTCGGCCTTGTCGTTCGGGGCGGCGTTCTGATCGCTCCAAGTCATCGG